GTAGATGGTAATCCTAATGAACGTATTGTTGACTTTAACCGTACTGCTTTAGGTGGTGTTACAACAGTTCGCCCACCAGCAAGATTAGATGAATTAGATCCTAATGCTCCTAATAACACACAAGCAGGAATGGGTGGAGTAGTATCACAAATATACAAATCAGCACAAGGTCGCAAATATAAAGACTTAGGACCACAACCAGGAAGATATTAATAGATATAAATGCCAGGGTTATTAACTTTACATACAGACTTAAAATCGCTTAAGTACGGACAAGACCGTCCTGGAGGTGGTAATAGTGGTCAACCCTATATTACAACAGATATCAATACAACTGATACTCAGATCCCCTTCGATGGTGGTTTTATGAGATATGGTATTGTAGGAGCAACCCAAGCATCAGAAACTGATAGACTTCGTATTAGCAAATTTTTATATGATGGTACACCTGGGTACTTGTTTATTACAAGACAAGCAGGATTACAATTATCTAATCCTAAACTAGAAGTAAGAAAATTAAATATAAGTGGAGGTCCATTCTTAAATTTTATAGGAAATATTGCTAATAGAGTAAATCAACAAATAGGTCCTACTAGAATATATAATGGAGGAGTAAATACTTTAGCACAAGTTCCTGTTAATGCTTTTGGAACACATTTTCTTAGACATGGTATACTTACAGACCAAATAGAAGAAAATAAATATGAAAATGCGGTTGCCTCTAATAATGAAGCTGGAGACAACAGATTACTTAAATTAACTAGTAAGCTTCAATTAGGTGATAATGTAATTAATCCTGTTGATCCAACTCAAAGATTAATTAATAGAGAAAATAGAGTAATATCTATATTTACTAATATATTTAATACTATAAGTGTACCATTAGGCGGCCCTGCTATTCCTAAATTTAAATTTACCCCTCAACAACAAATTATAGATCAATATATTGGAGGTCCTAACTCAGTATATGGTGTAGGTCAAACAGTTATAAGAAGATATAGTAATACTGAAGACGGACAAAAAATTCAGGATGCTTTAGATAGAAGTAAACAACTTGCTGGATATTCAATAGATGATAAAGGTTCTCCTTGTGCTTTTAATGCTTCTAATTGAGCATCAAGGGTTAGTTTGGAAGCATCTCCTAATTTATTTGCTTTTTCTTGATCAAGCAACATTTTACTCATTTCATCTCTACTCATACCAAAAGCTTCAGCTAGTGATTTTTGAGCAATGACATTCATGTTTTGATAATCATTTAATGTACCTACCTGATTAGATAATTCGGCCATTAATGTTGCTTGATCTCCTGTTAAAGCAGCATAGCGTGCTTTTTCTAAATTAATTTGTTTACCTGTTATTAATTCAGCTTTTAATTCATTTTCAATTGATGATTCCCAATTTAATAATGACTCACCAACTTTATCAACTTGATCTAAAGTTAAACCTAATTTTTTAGCTTGTACTACAGCAGCACCCAATGCTTCTGGGTTGCCTTGAAATTTAATTAATATTCCTTCACTTAAATTAGCTACATCTTTTAATATTGTTCTTTGATCAATAGCTATTCTATTAGAACGTTGAGAAGCCGCTGATCCTCTAATAATAGATTTTGTTGTAGCCTCTATTGAAGTTCCATTTACTATAGATAGTTTAGCTAATTTACCAGCTTGTTCTGCTGATAATCCCATTAGTTTAGTTAAGCGAGAAAAATCTTCTGCTTGTTTTCCACTATATTTAACACTAATGCCTAATTGTTCTGATAATTGGGATTGGGCTTCTAATAATTTAGTAGTTGTAACAAAAGAATCATTTGCAGAAGCGGCATAATCAGAAAAATTTTGATATAATCCTCTAGCTTGATCTTTACTTATTCCTAAAGATTTAGCTAATTCTGTAGTTTGTTCGTCTGCTTTTAAAGCAAAACCTAATATAGATTTAAACAGAGCTACTATAGGTAATGCTGCTAAACCTTTGTATATTTTTTGAGTTTTTTCTAATACTCTATTAGTTTCATGTCTCTTATCATTTTCTTCTTTTAAAAGAGTTAAATATGCTCCTTGAGCAGCATTTAATTCTAATTGAGCACTAATTTGTTTAAGTTGTTGATTAAGAGATTCTTGTTGTTTTTTAAATTTATTTTCACCTATTTTTTGTTGACTTATACTTTTTTTATTATAATCATCTACAAGATCATTTAATTGAGCTTGAATTGATTTTTTATCAAGAGCTAATTTAACACTTTCTTTATTTATCTTTTTTAAATTAGATTCAAGCTCCTTAGTAATATCTTTTCCTTCCTTAAAAGATTTTGTTATATCTTCAAGTTCTTCTTTAGTATCAGTTAAACTAGCATTTAATTTACCCTTAATAGATACAGCAATATCATCAATAATATTATTGAGATTTTCTAAGTCTTCAGATAATAGTTTTATTATTTTAGGATCTGTTGCCATTTATATTGTAGTATTACATCACATAAATATTAAAAGCACCTATTTTTTAGGTGCTTTCGTTGTATAAGTTGGAGGTGATATGTTAGGACGAGATACGCTTGTATCTTTTTTGTTTTTTAACATACTTTGTTGTTTTTCATTTTCTTCATTCTGTTTATCATAATGTTCCTTCATTAAATTAAACGTAGTTCTACGTAACCACAAAGGCATATTATAAACAGTATCCCAATCATAACCACCATTCCCATGAAATACTATCTCATGAATTTGTTTGAATAGAATAGGTCTATACTCCGGCGTCAGGCCAAAAAAAAATAAGCGAAATTGGAATCGCTATACCCTCCCCTGTATAACTATCATCTTCTGGGATGAATTTCATTTCAATATCTGGTTGTACTTTAGTATAATATTCACGTAATGCTCTAGCGTCTGGAGCTAATAAATAATTATCTACAAAATCACGAATTGATTTTTGTTCACTGTCTCCATTTACTGATGTTATCATGTGTTTGAAGCGGGTAGTAATATCGTATGAGCCATTTGGATTAATTTTCTTTAATCCTTTAATTTCAGCATCAATTTTCTTTTCGTCTCCGTGTGTGAGTAATTTAAACGTTACTGTATTACCTGATTTAGGTAGAGCAAATGTGAAGCTATTTGTACCTGCTTTAAATAATGATTCATCAATTTTTTTCTCTTCTAATTTAGATAAATCAACAGTTGCTTCTAATTCTTGCCCGCGTTCATTATTGTATTTAAATGAATATTCTTGACCATATCCAAGGACACGTGCTGCAATTAGAATAGCATTTTTATCACCAATTAACAATTCATCATAATTGATTGGTGTTACAATTAATGATTGCAGTAGTTTATCAATAACTGTACCTTGACGAATGAAGTTGCTATTGGTAAGAATATCTTCTTCACGTGCTGTCATATATTTCATGGAAATTTTCCCTGCTGAAAGAGGGGAGTCTTTAGGATATAATAATCCTTTTGATGGTAATGAAACCTCTTCTGTCGGTAACTTTAGTTCTGCCATATTTGTGTTGTTTTATTTGATTTAATCTGGTTTTCTAAAACGGTTAATGGTTGTGTGTTGGTGTAGTGAAAAAGGACGAACGCTTCTTTTCAAATATGGAGGATTTGAATTAGAAATTCAATACGCAATAATCCATAGCAATTGTAACAGCTAATGAAATATAAGATTCACTAGCCCAATCGTAATCGCCGAATGTTGCTGTTTTAACATAAGCACCTTTTACTATCCATTCACCTACTACGTCACCAACAGGTCCTAATATATTTAAAGTGATGTCTTTCTTGTAAAAGTCGGAATAGCCATCTCGGCCTGTTACTGACTCGTGAGCTAAACGAGCCCATTCCATTACTGATTGAGCACCACTCGGTGTAACCGGATCATATAATTCTAAGTTCATATCATTCCATTTTACTTTACCTTTAACTTTACGGTAAACGTTGATATGGTCTAATATGATTTCTCCAGCGTCAAAACCAGGAGCACTGGCTTTCTTAATTAAGTATGCTGGAATACCGTCT